TACGTTTACGCCATTCAGCTCAATAACCTGGTGTCTGGTGTTCGTATCAACCAGAAGAATGTCTCCCTGGTTCATGGCTACCTTAACTCTCATAAACTTGCCGTTTTCCCCACTCTTTGTCCGTACCAGCGTAATTTTAGGGTTTGTGACCGGGCCTCTTTCGGCAATAAATTGTATCTGCAATCCGGTCGGCACGTGTCCATCATTCGGAAGCAGAACCTCTTTTGAAAGCGTTCTATACCCGGTAATGTTCCCACCGAGGCACAGTCCTTTGTATGGATCCGGAACTACTACTTTCTTCTTCAGGCACCGCCACGGGAAAGCTATCAATTTACTGATGTTCGCCATGTTCTGGCCGAAGTTGTCAATATTTTTCATCATCGGATCCGGGCACATGAGATCTACAACGATAGAGAGCTGGTTAAATACGTTACTTTTTGCAACGAAATCCCAGCCCTCCAGTTCGTACTCGATATTTCTTTTTGTGCCGCTATGGTCTATTGTCATTTTCCCGGTGTATTTTGGATTGAAAAACTTAATAATCCGCTGCCGGTTTGTCTCGTTATTCCGGTCGTCTCTCAGAGTTGCCTCTATGTGGATGGGGCGTTTTTTTATACGCTTTCCATCCACTGAGGAACCGTCAACAAGTGCGTTGTCTGTGGTGCTGATTTCAAGCTCTGATGCTTCCAGACCGGTAATTTTGGTTATACCGAACTCTCTTTTCTCTCCGGATCCGGACTTACCAAAAGCAAGAGCCATTCCGTTACATTCGAGAGTAAAGTCTATATAATTTGCCACTATTTCACACCTCCTAACAATTTCCTTGCTGCTTCTCTCTGGGCTTTTGATACCTCACTCGGCGTTGCCACCGGTGTATGGTAGTTATTTTCCTGCTCGATATGCTCGTCAATATAGGTATCTCCGCCTGTCGGCATCTCGGTATCAGCTGTATGCTCTGCCTGAGCTTTGGAG